AACTCCAATTACTTCATATGCTTGTTGCTTAAAGTAATTAGCTAGGTTAATCCTTGACATTAAACGGTTTGTTTGTTCCAGGTCAAGTTTTTGGAAATGCTGGAAGTTTAATGCATTCTCTGTATTTGTAATAGAAGTATCCAGTGGTAACATCTGGAAATTCTTCATTGCTACATATGCTTTTGCTAAGTTATTCTTACCCCAGTCTTCATTCATAGAGTGTCTAGGAAGAGCATTCTGATCTAGTAAAATTACTGTACCCAGTTCATCTACTAAGATATCTGCTATCTGATTATTAACAATATTATATCCAATCTGGTATGGTTTCATTAAGTCAATTAAAGCTGTAGACTTTGTATTTCTATCTGAGAATACTGAGCCTTCTACCGGAAGTTTACAACCATAAATAGTACTATCTCCTTTAAACTGAAATTTAAGTGGGCCTATTTTATTCTTATCAATACCTAAATATATTGGTGAGAATCCTCCAGGATTATTCATACCCCAGAATGATGGAATATTTGGTCCAATCTTTACACCACCCCAGACTTCATTGATCCAAATCCAGTCAATGTGTTCTCCATATACAAGATTATCTTTTGTTTTATTTTTAAATAACCTTGTATCATAAATTGCTTTATCTGTGATTTTATAATCCTCAGTTATTATCTCATTAGTAACTTCTCCATTATCGGATATCTTAGTTAAATGTCCTACCTTACGTTGTGATTTCCAATAGCAAGTTGTTGCTCTTAACAAATATGCAGTACCTGCTGTATCATAATCCTCACCTTCAGATAAAATTTGTGTTACCACATCTCCCCCCTGTAATATAGATCCTGAGACCATAGAAGTGTATTGTCTATAAGCTAAAGATGGCATGTTAACATTCCACTCATGAGATTTAGTTGCATCATAGTAACTACCATCATTCTGCATTCCACCAATTGTGTATCCTGCAGATCTAATAGGATAAATTGCTTCAAGAGCTTCTAACTGTTCTTCTGTCATCAGATAACCATATTTATCAATAACATCAGCTACAGTATACATATCAGTTTTACCTACCCAGTTAGCTTGGGATATGTATCTTGCATCTGGTGACTTATGATAAAATGTAAGTACTGGATTCCATAATTCAACTTCATAGTCATCTTCTGACATTCTAAAATGCCAAAATTCTCTATCTGTAATGAGCATATCACGGAAACCTCTTTCCTCAAGTTCATCCATTTTAAATCTTTCAACATCAATTTTATGTTGATGTGTTGCCCATTGTTCAACCATTGATTTATAATCTTTCTTGAAAAATTGTTCAATTTCAGGAAGAGACTTTAAGTTTTCAGGATTAAGTTGTTGCTGTGCTTCTTCTGATTGAGGATCAAGTCCTTGCTCTAGTAGAGAAGCAACGATTTTCATTTGAGCATCTGCCATTAGTACTTCTTCTACAGCAGCTCTTTTTTGCTCAAGCATTTCATTATATGAAAACTCATCAACAGCCCGGTAAGTAAGTTTGGTAGATCTTTTAGCAAACTCAGCTACTAAGACATTAATAACATTTGGAATAATTGGGTAAAACTTTAATTCTAGAGCTGTAGCATCTTCTTTAGTTAAAGTTTCTATGATATCGGCATATTCATTATTATCTTCAATGATGTAGTCCGTCCTATCAATAATACCTTTTGCAAGTTTATAATTCTTCATTAATCTTCTTGCATTTCTTCTTAACTGCTTAAGCCCATTCCATTCTAACCAATCTAAGTTCCAAGCTGCCCACTCGTCATCTTTATCAGCTTTTGGTATAAATTGAAGTGGTTGAGTAATACTACCCATTCTATTTTGTTGAGCTTTAGCTCCTTTCTTGAGCTGCATTGCATTATATACCTGCATAGCTTTTATTTAAAGTTTTTAAATGGTGAACGTTTATAACCTTGTCCATTAGCAAGCTTCCCTTTCCCCATGTGCCGGAAAGGGCTTACAGATAATTTAAACAAATTATCTGACTTTTGCAAGTTTTTGGCTGCGTCATCCATTATTGTTTTTTTAATAAATCCTCTGTTTGATTCCTGAATTCTCATAAATGCAACAAGTGCACAGAAAGCTACCATGCGGTCAACGTTAAGCCCTTCCACATAAGCAAGCATTTCTTTTATAAGCATAGGATCCTTAATTCTTTCAACACCATATGTTGTTTTAACTATAGTTCCATCTTCTTTAGTTATGGTATCTATTTCTTCTCTGACATATTCAATAGCATAAGATATAAGGTGTGACTTAAATAGTATACCGGTGTTCTTCCAACCATACTCCTGGAATACATTTGCATTGGCCTGGAGATCTTTAAGGAACATTATCTGTGTTCTTGGTACAAGATACTTTTGTTTTCTCCTAGATATCATATACTGTATAAACAATGATATGTTATTTTCTATTACTGTCCACGCATTGTACCACTCTATTATAAGTTCTAGTCTTTCATGTGTTTTCTTTATATCATCAAATCTACCGCACCAAGCTGCTACTATTTGACTTTGTTCTATAAAGTTCTCACTTTCAACACCAGTAACCTTGGTAACTTCAACTGAAGCTTTCATTACATATATAGAACATAGTGATTCTGAGGTAGTTGTCTTACCTTCTGATACGGGGTCAATAGATGCATAGTAAGTACCAAAGCCTGGGTCTTTAATTGGTCTTTCCCATACTACAAGTGTTCCTGTTTTATCTTCTGTTTTCTTTCCTATTGGAAACTCACTTATTGGTAACTTATTAGTTGATCTTACAGCAGGTCTCCCATTTTCATCAGCATATATATCTAAGAACTCATAAGCATAATCCTTATCTTCTATTCTCTTTTGTTGCGCACTAAGAAGGTGTGTAGGGAATACAGATACTTTTCTATGAGCAAAAGCTTCTTCTATATTTCTTGGATGCTGAGATACTTCAAGTTGATATGCCTCCGGGGACATCTTTTTCTTGCATTCTGCAAAGTAATCATCTAATGCCTTAAGAGCTTCTTCTACTTGAGAGTTACCGTGCTCATCTATATATGGAGGCATAGACCATTGCTCTGGAATAAAGAGTCCTGAGTAACCTATAGTACCGTCTTTATCTATTAGATTAGTATCAACAGCATATACATCATTTCCTTCTGGATTAAGTATCATATCCTTTAGCGGCTCACATTGATCTAAGTCTCCCACAGATCCTGCAGCTATAAACATACCTGTAGTAATTAATCCGGATTTAAGTGCTGGTTTGATATAACCAAATGTTACATCCATCTTAGGTGCAATACCTGCTTCCTCATGAAAGAAGTATTTAACTGGTCCACCGACACCATTAGTAGGATCTTTCTCAAATGACATACCTTGTATAGTACCTTTAAGACCTACTTCTGCTTTACGGTTTCCTTTTCTAATCTCAATCTTTTGCTGCCACATCATTACCTTGTCTGGTGACATAGGACGGTACCATGCAGTATGTTCATTTAAGAAAGCTGCATATTCATTTAAGAATTTCCATGTACCTTTCTCATTGATGTAGTCTTTTAGTGATGCACCCATCTTAAGTGTAACACCAGCCTCAAACCATTGTTGGTTCAGGAGTTTACCAGCATGATAATAAGAAGAAGCTATCTGACGTTTCTTAAGAATAGCAGCATGCTTATAGTGTAATTCTGCTAGCTGTTCATATAAGGCCATATGATATTGGGCATCACGGATATCAGCAAATCCAAATGCTTGGATTTCTTTGTTGAAGATAGGCAGGAAGTTTAACCACATGTAATACTCTCTTGCAAGGTACCAAGTTTCTTTACCTGACTTTACTAATACACCATTACGGCATTTTGTTTTTTGATCATCCCAGTAAGCTAGAAAGTCTTTAGATTTAAATGGTGCTGTACAGTATACTTTTTCAGACTTAAATATTTGAGCTTGCTCATTAAATATCTTAGTAGAATCTTGATTAAAATTATACTGACCCGGTTCTTTAAAAATAGTAAGTAGAAAAATTCTAAAGTCTTCTCTACTCTTAAAAGATGTACTAGTCCAAGTACCATTATCCCAAGTCGGTATGTTTTCCCAGAATGCTTCCATTACATGTCATATGCTAGACCCTGACCACCTCTTACTTTGCTCTGCTGCTCTTCCTGAAGATCTTTATACACTCCTTTAAAAGATTGTCTAATTCCATCAAAGTCTTTAGCTAGTGCTCTGATTTGTGCTATATTACCGTCCTTACCATCTGTGATCTGTGCAGTAGCAAGATATCTGGATATTCTATCAAGGGCCTTCTGCATACCCTCATACGCGCGTGAGGTAGGAGTTTCATACATTCTTTCACATGCTTTAAGTGCAGTAAAGATATCATCATCTTCTACAGAAAATTCTGCTTCTATCTCTTTAAGAATGATATCTTCTTTGTCCATGTGAGGTACATTAAAGAATGGGTTCATATCTGGATTAGGACAGGTCATATAGAATAGATACTGGTATATCTTTAAATACTGATCCGGATAGTTGTCCATTATATCCTTTAGTGACTTTAGTGTATAACAATGTTCAGTAGGAATTACTACTCCGTTTTGTACATCAAATAGTCTTGCTATCATTTTTTTTAATTTAGAAAGGTAAGTTTTCTTTTTTTGTTTTTTTTGATATACCAAATAAGTTTCTTAGACCATCCCAAAATCCAGATGCAAGATATGCTGTGCGAATAACATGGCTGTCTTTACATACTATATACCCATTATACTGAGTACTGTTTTTTTTAAAATAACAAAATACATTTTTTTTGTATTTAAATATTTTAACAGCTTTAATTTCTTCATAACTAAACCAAGCTGGGTTATTTAAGTGATTGGTTTCAATCTTATAAAATCTCATGGTTATTTTTTTATTAGTTTGTGTCGGTTATCATATAACCAGTTGATAATAGATATAACTTCATCCTTAAGGTATGGTACCTTCATTTGTATAACCTCCTTTACAATAGGATCTCCTTCAATAGAATACTTTGTAATAGGATAGCCGTACTCATCTTTACCCTCTTCTTCAAAGAGTATATGATGTATGTATATATCTCCTGGTTGCAATTTAGGGTTATGCTTTAGTATAATATACATATAAATACTAAGCTGTAGTGAATAATGATTAAAGTTACAATCATCAAGGTTGTTTACAGGGGCTAGCATTTTCTTTGAAATACCTTCCCAGTCTTTAAATGATTCTGTCTTAATCTCTTTATTAGTCTTATAATCTATTATATGTACTCTACCATTAACTACTTCAACTAAGTCAGACTGACCACATATACCGGCAGACTTTAGATACACCATGTGTTCAGGGTATATTCCATCTGTAAGTCTTTGAGACGGAGCCATTTTTATATGATTCTCCTCAATAGGTGTGTATACAGGAATTGGTATACCTTCTTTTTCTATAGAAGATAAAGAACATATATCTGACTCTCTCTGATTATGATAGAATGTACCTAATGTTACAGCTCTGTCTGACTCAGCCTGCCATAGCTCAAGGATCTTTTCTGGTGGAATACCATACCACTTAGATCTCTTAGACTTAGTAACCTTATTTGCAATAGCTTCTGCATCAAAAGGTTCTTTAAGATTAGAAACAAGTGATGTAACACTTATCCAGTTTATATCATCCGCCTCAATGCTTTTGTAGCTATGATCTGCAGCATTAAATGTTATACTCATAATTTATCTAATTCATCTTCTTGTTCTTCAGTCATCAGAGCATTCCATTTACCAACTGGACACTCTGATGATAGTGATCTAGTTTTAAAAGTTAAAGAGCATCCACATTCATTACAACACGGTGCCGTCCCCGGCATTACGCATTTATCTCCTTTACTAGGACACTGGTCACACATTTCTCTTCTTACTCTAGCAACATCTTCTACAAATTCGTCTCTGATAACTGAATTAGTTATTCCCTCAAGAATCTGCTTCCGGTTTTCCCATATCTGCTTTAATGTATTTCCCATACTTTAAGTCTTTAAATTGTTTTTTAGTCTCAAGGAATTTTTTTATTTTTTCTTTTACTTGATATAATTTTTCTAAGCGTTCAAGAACAATTCTTTTATTATGATAATTATGAAAATTATCAGTCATATTTTTGTTCATGCTTTCATATTTCTTTATAGCTTTATTTACTCCAGAATGTTTAACAATAAATCTACCTAAACCTGGTACTGTTATATTTAAGTTATCCATACTAGATAAATGTTTTCTTAAAGACTTATAATAAGAACTTACAATATCATCAACTATAAGTTGAGGAATGTCAAGTTCTTCTGCAGTTTGTCTAATTATTTCCTTCGGTTTTTTGGGTATCATGTCCTAAGAATTTATAATCAAGTAAAATACTTCCTTCTGTTTGTATTTTTAGATTTGGATTAAGCATGATTTGTTTTTTATTAGATGCATCTTTAATAACAAGTTTGTTTTTCTCAGCTTTATTAATAGAGTTCCTAACAGTCTGTGGGGATTTAAATATCCATGACTCTTCAGAAGAGGCATCATAGCAAAAATCAGTCAAGCCTATTGGTTGATTAAAACTGAGTAAAGTAAGACAGTTAAGATCAGATTCACTCATTGTTATACGATTAATATAACAATGAGTTAGTATCTGAAATTTTACTGCATCCCACTTAGTCATCTTTACACGTTTTTGCACTTGATTGACTAAGGCCATGATTATGATTTCTTAAGTTTTCTCCCTTGTGTAGGAATATCCGGAGTTTTATCTACATCAAAGTCAGAATCTAGTTCTGACTCTTCTTCTTGTTGAGCTTGAGCCATCATTGCAAACTGCATTTGAATACTTGTTCTCTTAAACCTTACTTCATCTAGTTTCATCAGCATTTCTTCATACTTGAACTGTGCTTCTAGATAAGGAAGAGACTCTGTATAAAATTGTAGCATTTCTTCTTTTCTAGCTGCTAATTCTTCAGGGGTAAGATTCATTTCTTGTTGTTGGTTTTCCATACTTCTATATTTTAAGTTTACAACAAATATACAATAAAAGTTTAAACTTGATTTATTTAAAAATAAAAAACCCAACTAGTTAGACCAGTTGGGTTAAAGTCATAGTTTAAGTCTTACCTATTTTTAATTGAGAAGTTTAAAAGAGTAAACATATAGAACTCTCTTGATATATCTATTTCTATAGTAAGGAAATCTATTCTACCTATTCTTAGTCTAAGTTGAAACTTATCCCACTGTTTGTTCTTTACTTTCCAGTTGTTTCTTACTATCATAACTTTATTCTTTAATTTCA